GGTATCCACGGCATGGATACCAGTCTTTGCGGCCATCACGCTCGATAAATGATTCATTCTGTTATTTCGCCACGCCGTTTCATGTCAAGAGCGATTGCGATTGCTTGATCTTGCGGATAACCTTCTCCGCGCAGTTTCGATATTTTGTCATCGACTTCCGATTCGCCAGAAACTTGCATCGCCTCTTCTTCTTGCGCTGGTTGCGATCCATCGCCAGGCATTGGCAATGGCGCGCCGCCGCCCATTTGTTCGGCGTATTCCTGATTGTTTGTTATTTCGGTATCCCAATCGAGACCGAGTTCTTGAGCGACTGTTTGTCGGCTCTTAACGCCCATGGCAACGTATGCCTGATTGGCTTGAGATACTCCGGCCTTGTCTTGAACCTCAAGCTCTGGCGGGGTTGCTGAAATATCCACAAAATCAAGGATATTGATTGGCAACAATCCAGCGTCGGCGGCGTTTTGAATTGCGGCCTTGATGACCTTGAGAAACGGTCGTTTGTACAGTTCTTGCAATCGTTTGCAATGGCGCAAAAATGGCGATTCGGCGGTCATGCTTGAGGCATAGTTGTTGTTGCTGGCGTCGCTCGAAACAAGCCATTCTGGCGCATTGTGGCGGTTGCCAGCGGAACGTAGCAACGCTTGCATGATCTCAAGATGACCTTGCGAAGCAGCGGCTCCCGGCGGCGGCACGTAGTTCATGCCTTTCGGGATATCTAAAAATGTGCCGCTTTTAATTTGTTGGAAGTCCGTCGCTCTTTGTGTTACTGGACTGTATTGCGCATAGTCTGTTTGGGCGCCAACGAACGAATCCACTTGAGCGAACGATGACGCGTCATGCTGGCGAACTCCAGCGATCGCGGCTTGAACGGCGGCTCCATCGCCTAGGTTAGCACGTAGCTTGCCAGCGGCGGCAAATGAATCAAGCGTGTCGTAGGAAAAGTCTGATAAGCCTCTTTTGATATTGCGCTTGACATTGACCTTGACGTGAATAATTTCGTCGGCTGGAACCTCTTCGGTTGCCATCGGGTTATCGCCCTTTTCTCCCATTGGCGCAATGTATGAAATGGCATAAGCCAAAATATTACAAACGTCATCTAATTCTGTTTTGATGCCGTAACTAAAGTCGGCAATTTGTTGGCCTGCTGGCATGAATACTTGTTCCGGCTCGATGACTCTGACCATCATCTTGCCGTTTTCTTGCGGGAATAATCGTAGGAAAAACTCGCCATCTTCCCGCGATCGCCAGAACAGTTCTTGCTCCATTTCTGTCCATGCGTTCTGGTCAATAAAGTTATCGATACAATCTTGAACCTTGACTAAAATCTCGTCGGGTACTTCACGATTGGGCTTGCCAACCACGTCGTATTTGTATCCTGATCCGATAACATAACTGCACAACCCGTTTAGCAGTCCTTGAGCGTTTGGATTCATTGTGCTGAGCAATCGGGCTTGAGCGCGGATTAAGCCTAGTTGCTGTTCCGAATACCAGAACGGAAAGTTTCCGCCGTAGCGACGATCGGTAGGTTGCGTGATCGGGTATGCCAGGGCGAATCCGTCTTTATATCTGGACAATAGGTCAGAATACGCGGTAAGCCAGTAGTCGGTATCGGCGTTTGATTCTGTTAGTCTCACGGCTTTTTTGAGCCGATTGATTTTGATTTGTTCTTCAAGTTCTATTCTTTGTTGTGATAACGATGGCGTGGAATCGGCTGGTTTTATGCCGAAAAGCTTTTGAAACCATGTTGGCTGGCTCATGTCACTAACCTCGTCACCATTTTGCCTTGACGGCCATTGTGTAATTCTATCATACAACGTAATGCCATTTCGAGCGCATCCGGCCCGTCATCGTGTGAAGCGGTTGGAAAATCTCGCATCTGTTCGACAATGATTTTGTTATGCGGCGTGTCCCGAAAACGAAATAGGCGTTGCGACAAGTATGGTCCTAGTCGCCTGATTCTGACCAGCTTATTGACCACGTTAACAATTGGCCTGCAAGGTATGCCCATGCCTCGACCTTGAGCGCGTTCCATGAGTTGCACGGCGATAAGTTCCTGAAACTGGTTGGCCTCGATCACGACTAGGTCAGCGTTGAATTCACGTTGCCTTTCGAGAATCATATCGACCAGCACTTCGGTATTGACTCGCACCATATCAGAATCGACATAGAGCGCGCCGTCCATGGTGCGGCCTAACATAACTATCGAGCTAAAGTCGCCTTGTTTTGCTTCCCGGCCTTTCGATGGATCGACGGCGATAACCTTGCATTGCAATTGAGGCCATGAACCGTTCCACCAAATGTGCGGCCCAAAATGTTCGGCTGGCCATTCCGCGCCCTCCGAATCAACGAACTCGCCCGACAGTTCCTGCAATGCGGTACGGTCGCTATATTGGGCCTCCAGAGCGGTTATGAATCCCGCGTCGAGGAACGGGTTAGCTTTTGTTTGCGCTCGAATCAGGGCGGTATCTGGCTTGCCAGTGGCAAACGTATCGTAGGTCCAATGGCCTAGGCCTTTCGGCGTGAACGTGGCGGATAGCCAGCCAGCTTGACCGCGTTCCCGCAACGTGGCGATGGCGACCGTATAGGCTTCGTGAGTCATCAATGATGCCTCATCAAGCCAGACGCCGGATAGGTTAGGACCGCGTAGTCGTTCCGGATCGTCGGCCGATCGAAATAGAATTTCAGAATTGTTTGGCAAAAGTAGTGAAGGCGGTTGACGTTTCAGCGAATCATGATTGTACACGCCCAACATGCGGCATATTTCAACGGTTGTCCTGATCGATGAGTCGGATAACATCGGGTATGTTGGAGCGGCCACTAGGTAGAGACGACCACGGCCTTCTGGCGACATGGCGCGCTTGATCATGTCGTATGCGCCGATCCAAGATTTGCCCGCACCACGGCCCCCGACGAATCCCCTATATCGTGCCTGGCAATGATGGAACTGTGCTTGCGCCGTATGCAATTTGACTGACGTTTGTAATGGTTGCCGTGGTTGGCGCATCAACAATTTCCTCGACTATCTCACGCCGAACAGCCTCGACGGTTAGTTCGTGCTTTTCGCTATATCCTCGAGCCCTACCTTGACATTTCAAAAGAAAACATATCGCCCATGCCTCACCGCTTTTGACGGCTTTATGTAATCCATCGACCGCGTCATCGATCATAGACTCTCGGGCATCTTCAATCAATTTCTTTAGTTGAGGATGCAAGTTAATAAAGTCATGAACGCAACTGCGTGCGACGTGGCAAGCCTTCGCAACCCGCGACAAATTGCCAGAGTACAAAACGATATTAGACGCAACTATGTCCATACTGAGTACGGGTTTACGTCCACGGTTAGACTTAACTTTTCCCGGTGTTTTACCCTTATTTTTACTTGTAGTCAAATTTCGTCTCCTTCGCAATCAATGTCATTGAGTCTGAGATGGATTCTGTGTTCTGTTTTTATGTTATCGCGCGCAACTTGTTTCTTCCGATCTCCTGGTGAAGTCGGGTTAAGCCCGCGTCGAACCCTATCGATCATTATACGTATCTTCGCGTCGGATCCCGGTTCGGCTTGAGTCGGCTTATCGTAATCCTTGCTGGCGTATATCTCTGGCGCAATGATAACGCAAATAGCGTGGTATATGTCGATACTCATTGTGATTGATGACCGTAGGGAATCGAACCGTTTGGTCAATTCCGTTACTGAAATATAGTTATCAAGTTTAGGCGCTCTCATATTGTCGAATCTGCACATTGACGTATGCGTCGTCTTTTGGTGCTTTTGGATGCAAGTACTCGACCGTCATTTTGCGGACGATATCGCAATTATCGTCGGGTATGATTCCCTCGAGTACCAGCGAGTCGAGAATTCCTTTCGGCACGTTGTCAATATCACGATTGGATCGCCAGCCTTTTCCGCCGTTGATTGTGATTGTGATATTGACTTGTGGCCAGACGACTTCGGATTCGATCTGGCTGAGTGATACTCGAGCCAGAAGAATCCATTTTTGATAGTTGGCGCTTTTAAACATGCCATTTTTGGAACGTCGCCATATTTTGTTGACGGATGGCGGGATTGGCAGGTTGAACGTGATCATCTAGAGCCCTAGTAGTACGCGGTTGAGCTCCATGAGACGTTCGATATCGTCTGTCAATTCCTTGATGATCGCTTTGGTTTGCTTGTCCAGGCATTTACTGTATTCACGAATCTCGTCAATACGATCGTGTTCCATGATGGCACCTCATCATTAACGATATCTGACACAAGCATACCAGCCATTGCGCCCACGGCTAACGCCGATCTCGACTGGCGTTCTCTGACCATAATAACAGCAATTCCTGATGGCGGCTTGCGCGCTGGCTGTTGAAAAGCCAACGCCTTCATATCGATATGATCCGCCACGGTGCGCCATACGTCCGCATTGGGCGGACGATTGGGCGCTGGCCTGAGCGGATAGGCCTTGTGCTTGGGCGATTGATGTTAAGGTTAGGCAAGCCATTGCAAGAGCGAATCTCATCCTAAGACCTCGCGTATGAGCCAGACGGTCCAGTAGATTGACCATCCGATAACGTATCCTACAAATATGCCCAATCCGATGAACGATATGAACCGCAAAATCGGGTTGTGTTCTGGTTCCAGCCATTCGCTATTATCATCCATTATCGTCTCCTGTATTAAGTTCGCCAATAAGCATATCAAGGCATTTTCTCGCCTTGCGCAAATCCTCGACGCCGTTTTTCTGTTCATACCTCCATGTATATTTGATGACCATACCGGCAAGGTATGCCTTGTATCCGTCGATTCCTAACATGGCGCGTTGAGCGTCGCAACATTCAATACGAGAATCGTCTTTGGCAAGATAATGTGATGGTTCGATTGGATTCATTTCGTCACCATTAGCCTAAGA